GCCTCGCGAGGGCTTTGCCAGAATGATTTAGGTCTGAACTATGGGCGTTGAGAACTCGGGACGTCGTCCTAAACCCACGGCATTAAAGCTGTTATTGGGTACGGTCAGGAAAGATCGCTTGAATGCACTTGAGCCGAAGCCACCTGTGGGAGAGGTGCAGATACCAGAGGGGATCTCGCCGGCTGCGCGGGTGGTCTGGGGTGAGATTGCCCCGGTTTGCCTGTATATGGGCACCCTGACAGCAGCGGATGTACGACCGTTCTGGATGATGTGCGAGATGCAAGCGACATGGGAGCTGAACTGTAAAGTGAAGGGTACGCCTGAGTTTAATGTGCGGTTGGAACGTGAACTCGCCAACACGATGCGGCCGTACTACGAGTATTTCGGGATGACGCCGTCGAGTCGGGCGCGGATCTCGGTGCCGAAGAAGACCGAGGAAGAACCGCAGAGCAAGTGGGCAGGATCGCTGAAATGAGAAAGGGCCAACGTAAGTGCAGAGCGTGCGGCAAGTTCAGTGAGGATGTAAAGGGACACCCTTGTGTGGCCTGCAGGTTAAAAGCGCTCTACCGCAAGATGCGGGCTAAAGGCAATCGTGAGATGGCTCAGGCGCTGAAGTGACAGAGACCCAGGCGGATCGGGCTGTTCGCTTGATCAACATGTTGACGCATACGGATGGTCCGTTCGCCGGCCAGTCGTTCGATCTTCGCCCGTGGCAGGCCAAGATCGTCCGGCAGTTGTTTAAGCAGCGGCGGGACGGTCTCCGGCAGTACCGGCAAGCCCTGTTGATGCTGCCTCGGAAGAACGGCAAGTCTGAGCTTGCGGCTGCGCTGGCGATTTACTTCCTGCTGTTCGATGGCGAGATCGGCGCGCAGGTCTACTCGGCTGCAGCGGATAAGGACCAAGCCTCGCTGGTGTTTAACGTCGCGGCGAAAATGGTCCGCAACGATCCGGAGCTTGAAGCCTCGGTCGAGATCGTTGATTCGCAGAAGCGCATCGTGCATCGGAACTCTGGTAGTTTTTACAGGGCTATCTCAGCCGAGGCGTACAGTAAGCACGGCTTTAATGCCTCGGTCGTGATTTACGACGAGTTGCATGCCGCGCCGGATCGGCGGTTGTGGGATGTGCTCTCGACGTCGCAAGGCGCTCGGTCGCAACCGCTGCTGATGGCGATTACCACGGCCGGGTACGACAGGCATTCGATCCTCTGGGAGCTCTACGCCCACGCGAAGAAGGTGCTGGAGAATCCCAGCCTGGATCCGACCTTCCTGCCGATTCTGTACGAAGCGCCGATTGATGCGGACTGGACCGACGAGAAGGTCTGGAAGAAGGCGAATCCGGCGCTCGGCGACTTCCGCAGCCTGGAAGAGATGCGGACCGCGGCCGCGCGAGCCAAGGAAATCCCAGCGCAGGAGAACACGTTTCGCCGACTCTACCTGAACCAGTGGACAGAGCAGGCCTCGCGCTGGATCCAGATGGCTGCATGGGATGCCTGCCGACGGCTGCTTGAGCCAGCCAGCCTGCAGCGGCGGAAGTGCTACGTCGGGATGGACCTCTCGAGCACGACGGACCTGACGGCGCTGGTGGCGGTCTTCCCTGATGATGAGGGATTCGATGTCCTCTGCAAGTTCTTCGTGCCGAAGGACAACATCGCGGAGCGAGCGCGGCGGGATCGCGTGCCGTACGAACAGTGGAAAGATCAAGGGTATCTCATCGCCACGCCAGGAAACGTCGTGGATTACGAGTACATCCGCGCGGCCCTGCGGGATTGGGACGCGCAGTTTGACGTGCAGTCGATCTGCTTCGATCCGTGGAATGCCACCGATCTCGTGACGCGTCTGCAGGAGCAGGACGGCTTTACCTGCGTGCCGATTCGGCAGGGGTACGCGTCTCTGTCGGCGCCGACGAAGTCGATCGAGAAGGCGATCCTGGGGCGGACATTGCGCCACGATGGGCATCCGGTCCTGCGCTGGAACATCAGCAACATCTCGGTCGAATCCGATCCGGCAGGCAATATCAAGATCTCCAAAAAGGTGAGCACAGAGCGCATAGACGGAGCGGCGGCGCTGGTCAATGCCGTGGATCAGATGGATCGCAACAACGCGACGAAGCCCCCAGCTTTCCAGATGCTGGTACTCGGGCGATGACCGCAGCACAGGCCAGCGAGTACATCGCGTTTATCCAGAGGGCGGCGCAGAAGACGCTCGCCCGAATGGATCTGGTGTGGCTGGAAGGGCAAGAAGCCGGAGGCTGGAGCGCTGGTCGATTTCAGGAGTTCGCGGACCTGAACGTACAGCTGCGGGCGCTGAAGAAGCAATACGAACTCGCCTGCGACCTCGTCACGCAGACCGCTCAATGGGATCACGAACAAATGGCGGCTCGTCGCGCGCAGGTGCGAGCGGCGAAGTTTGCGGCCCAGGAAGAGCGGCAGCGACGGCAGAAGGCGCTGAGAGTTGAAAGATACTGGAAACGAGAAGCGCTGCGACGTCGGCAGGCGCGAGAAGCCCGCGAGGCGAAGTGTTGGGCTGAAGCCGTGGTCTGCAACTGCCGCCAGTGCCGCGGCGAACTTCCGCCGATTGTGACGGCTGAATTGCCTGTGCCGGTGACACCGCTGCGCTCGGGCGGTGATGTGCATTGCTTCCCTGACGAGATCGAGCGACGGGCGCGAGCGATGGAATACTGGACGCCGTGGGGCAAGCGTCGGACGCGATCATCTCGGCGCTACGAAGGGTTCTATGGCCAAGGACGATGAACGCCCGAAGGTTGGCCGGAAACCCTCCGAGGAACCTGGGGAACGGGTCTCGACGTGGCTGCGCCAGTCTGAACTAGATCGCCTGATTCAGCTCGCCAATAAACGGGACCAGTCGGTCTCGAGCCTGATCGCCCAGATGCTGCGCTTGAAGCTGCCGCGGTAGTCTTGCGGTGTCGTCCCTGCGTCTCATCGGCGAGCCATCCACGCGCCAGGGGAAGAGCGCTCCTGTCACGCGGACGGCAAGCCGACGAGCCGCGCTGTTGTCCGATGTGTTCGCTGTCCGTGTGCCTCTGGCTGTGAAGGCACACGACAAACACGCGACACATCACGGAGGACAACATGACGACGACGCCACCACAACCAGTTCCCGCTTCAGAAGACATCCAGTGCCCGCGGTGCTACGCCGAGAACGTCGGCCGTGTCGTGCATCTCTGGTTCGTCGTAGACGAGCGTGGCGCGCACATCGAGTGCAACGTCTGTGCAGCCTCGTGGAGGGTCAGCCGATGACCGTCGCCGATCTCGTCATCGAGGATCTCGCCGCAGAGTGCGAGCGGCTGCGCGAAGAGGTGCGCGTGTACCGTGAGATGCTCGCGATTGCGATGGAGCAGCAGCGCGAATCCGTGCAAACCATCGAACGCTTGCGCCGTGACAGAACTGTCCGTGCTACTATGTGCGCGTGTGACGCCGCGAAGTCTGAAACATCGTCCTGACGAGACGAAGCCGGATCTCTCCGGCATCAAAGTCGTTTTACACAATCGCCTGCGCGCCATCCTGGCCGCGAAGGGCATCCCCAAGCAACACATCGCCAAGCGCATTCGTGTCTCGAATCGGCATTTCTACCGGCTGATTGATGGCCTGACGCCTCGACTCGACATCGCGATTGCGACTGCCGCCGTACTGGATGTGCCGGTGGATCACATCTGGCCGGCGATTCTGAAACCGACACGGCATCTGTAAATGGTTCAGATCCCTGTGTGGTTGCACGCTGGTGTGGACTGTGCCAATTATGGCATTGACATATCTGGCACACTGTTGAATACTTCGGAACTATTGGAGGAGTTCGCGATGCACTATCGTTTTGATTCTCATGCGCGTTCGGCTGCACTTTTTGTGGCGATCTGCATCTGTGGCGTGAGCCTGTCGGCACAATCGCCATTCGATCAGCCGCTGATGGCCATCGAGCGCGGCGCGACTGGCATCGCCCTGTATGCGTTGGCGACGATCATCGTGGTGTTCAGCGGGATTCGCTGGGCGGTTGGCGGAGGATCGCGGCATCTCGCTGGTGTTGGTGCTGGGCTGACGCTGGCGTTTTTCGTGCGCGAGATCCTCGCGTGGATCTGGCACGTCTAGGATGCAATCAGAAACAGCCTACGCCGTTATTCGACTGCGTGGTCCTGACGGCAATCCGGTGTGCTTACTCCCTGTCCATAAAAGCAAGGACGTCGCGCAGCGGGAGTGTGATCGCCTTAACGGGCCGGGACGTGATTTCGTGGTGGTCAAGGTAACGCTTAGCTACGAATCTCAATGACTAGACACCCTGTTTACCGCGCGCTGCATGTGCCGAAGACTGTCTTCGGCCTCGACATCGAGTTGTTGATGTACGCAGGATCGCTGGCGTTGCTGTGTTTCAACCTGTTCCAGTCGGCCATCGTGGGCTTCATGGTGATGGGCCTCGGCTACGGCATCTTAAAAGCGGTGACAGCGCGCGAGCCTCGCATGATTGCGATCCTGTGGTCGCAGCGGCCGGCGCGATTCGGCGGGACGGCTGGAGAAGATCGGTACGACGCCGCGCGATGGGTGGTGCATGAAGACCAGCACTGAGACCAGCCCGCTCTGTCAACTACTGGCGCCGTGGGCCATTGGTGCCAACGGGATGATCCTGACGAAGTCGGGATCGTGTGTGGTGGTCTACCGCTGCGGCGGTGTGGACTACGAAGGCACCACGCCAGATGAGCGCGAGGACGTCGCGAAGCGGTTCAGTGGTGCGTTGCGGTTGCTGGATGATCGGTTTCGTGTCTATCACTACCTGTGCAAGTCTCCGGCACAGCCGCTGCCGGTTCCGCCTGCGACTGGCGCCGCGGTGGACCGCGTGCTGGCTGCTCGCGCCACGTACCTGAACGATGCCGGGACGCAGTACGAACTCGATCGGTATCTCGCGCTCGTCTACGAGCCGGCCGAGACCAGCCTGCCGTGGTGGCAGCGGCTGTCTCCGAAGAAGGTCGGCGCGGTCATCGAGACGGGCATGCTCGACGCCATGGAACGGCTGGAGCGCACAGCCGCCATCGTTCAGGCGCAACTCGTGGACACGATCGGGCCAGTCCGGTTGTCGGACGAAGAAGTGTTCCAGTTCTTGCGGCGGCTCGTCAACTATGACGGGCCAGAGATCAAACTGAAGCATGCACAGTACGTGGACTACTTCATGGCGGATGCCTCGGTCGAGCGGCATCCGGATGGCCGCTCTGATCATCTCGCCGTAGGGCCGGCACGGGTCAAGGTGCTGTCCATGAAGGAAGCGCCAACGACCAGCGGGCCGCACGATCTCGAGCCGCTCTATCGCCTACCCTGCTCGTTCATTGCCTGCGTGGAATGGCGGCGGCTTCCGCTGTCTCAGGTGAAGACCGACATCGGCCGGCGCAAGCGGTTCGCATGGAGTAAGCGCGAAGACGTCATCGTTGGGACGGTGAGCGATGCCGAATGGTCCGCGATGTTGGACGAAGGCCAAGACGCGATCGTAAAACAACTCGGTCTACTGTCGGTCGATCTCGAAGTCAATGGGCGGTTCGTCGGCGAGTGCTCGTTAACCTTGGTGCTCTACGATCGGTCTGGCGCCGTCATCGACAGCGCAGCCGCCACAGCGCGAGCCATCCTGGCAGTCCATGACGGCGTCTTCTCCGAAGAAACCGACATTACGCGCAACCTGCTCAACGCGTGGATCAGCATCGTCCCCGGCAATAGCATTCACAACCTGCGGCGGCTCTGGTTACTCGACACGAATTGTGCGGATCTGTCGTTCCTCTTCGCGCTGGATCAGGGCAATCGCGAGCAGGCGATCATGACCTTCGAGACGCCGGCTAAGGTGCCGTTTCACTACGATCCGATGGTGTCCGACGTGGGACACACGATTGTCTTCGGTGCCACCGGCAGCGGAAAG